AGCAAACTAAGGAATAATGCCTAGAAAAACAACCATGGGAGTAGCAGCAGATTTGGACAAACACGAAGCAGTTTGTGCAGAAAGATGGCGCGAAACTATTTATAGAATTAAACGTCTAGAACTTTTAATTCTTACAACATTGGCTTCTTTAATTATTGGAATGGCCAGTATATTAAGTAGCCAAGTGTTTTAAAATGAACTATGCCATATACCAAATACACTTTCAGACCAGGGATCAATCGTGAAGGAACTGATTACAGTAACGAAGGCGGTTGGTTCAACGGTAATTTAGTTAGGTTTCGTAAAGGTAAACCTGAAAAAATTGGTGGATGGGCAAAAGCATCTAGTACAGAATACTTAGGTACAGCAAGAGCTTTACACGGTTGGGTAGATGTTTCAGGGACTAAGTACTTAGGGCTAGGTACTACGCTTAAATATTATGTAACGTCAGGAGATAATTTTGACGACATTACTCCTATCCGAGCAACCACAACTAATGGAATAGTTTTTGCAGCAACCAATGGATCTTCTACAATAACCGCTACAGATTCTAATCACGGTTGCGTAGCAGGAGATTTCGTTACCCTTTCAGGAGCAGCCACTTTAGGTGGTCTAGTAACTGCCGCCGTATTAAACCAAGAATACCAAATAATTACTGTTCCTTCTGTTAATACGTACACTTTTACAGCTAAAGATACTTCAGGAGCTACAGTTACAGCAAATTCAGATGATGACGGTAACGGAGGTTCTGGCGTAGATGGAGCGTATCAAATAAATATAGGTCTTGATCTGTACGTTCAAAGCACAGGTTGGGGAGCAGGAACATGGGGAGCAGGAACGTTTGGCAGTTCGTCTCCTTTAAGTTCTTCTAATCAATTACGTATATGGTCACATGATAATTTCGGTGAAGATTTGCTTATGAACGTTCGTGGTGGAGGAATCTATTATTGGGACGAAAGTAGTGGATCTAGTGCAAGAGCTGTGCCTTTTACATCTTTAACAGGGGCTAATTTAGTACCTACTATTGCTTTGCAAATATTGGTTAGTGACGTAGACAGACACGTTGTTTGTTTTGGAGCAGACCCAATTAACTCAAGTGGTGTTAGAACTTCTGCTTCAGACCCCATGCTTATTGCTTGGAGTGACCAAGAAAACCCAGCAGAGTGGGAACCACTTTCAACCAACACAGCGGGGTCGCTTAGACTTTCTGCTGGATCCGTTATTGTAGGAGCAATAAGAGCAGGTCAAGAAACGTTGATATGGACAGACACTTCAATGTACAACTTACAATTTGTAGGCCCTCCGTACACATTTGGCACAGTATTATTAAACGAAGGCATAGGATTAATAAGTCCAAAAGGGGTTGTAAACACTCCTCGTGGTGCGTTTTGGATGGACAGAAAAGGCTTTTACAACTATTCAGGAGACATAAAACCTATTCCTTGTAGCGTTCATGACTATGTATTTAGTGATTTAAATGAAGGTCAGTCGTATAAAGTTTTTGGATTTTTAAACAAACAATTTGACGAAGTAGGATGGTTCTATCCTTCTGGATCCAGCACAGAAATAGATCGGTACGTAGTGTATAACTATAACGAACAAGTTTGGACAATTGGACAATTGGCACGTTTTGCTTGGCTAGATGAAGGCATTGTTGAGTTTCCTAGAGCCACGGGCAAGACCAGTTCAGGTAACTACCTGTATGCGCATGAAACAGGAAATGATGATGATGGTTCCGCTATGGCAGATGTTTTTATAGAATCAAGTGACTTAGATATTCAAGACGGAGATTACTTTTCTTCTATTAGCAGGGTTATTCCCGATGTTAAATTTACAGGTAACGGTGGCTCAGAACAAACGATTAACTTTATTTTAAAGACCCGAGACTATCCAGGGGAAAGTTTAACCACCAATACTACTCAAAATGTAACTGGAACAACCACTAGATTTGATACGCGCCTGCGCGCGAGGCAGATGACTTTTAGAGTAGAATCAGATGACGACAACTCTATTGGAACACAACTTGGAGTTGGTTGGAGATTAGGCGACACAAGGATGGACGTTAAACCTAGCGGTCGTAGATAGTGGCTAAATTATTACAAACAAAATTACCTACGGCTTTTGGAGAAGTACAACCTGACGTATACAACAGGATGGTTAGAACCATAGAGCTTAGCCTAAATAAATTTGACCCAAGTGCTACGCCAGAATTTACAGAACCTCTTCGTAATAAATATTTATTTAATGCAGGCGATATAATATGGAACACTACTCGTAACGCTATCCAATATTTTGATGGAACCGATTGGTATAACTTATCTCAAGAGGAAGAAATAGGCCTACAATCAAAAGCTTCTGTAGGCGAAGTAACAGTGACGCTTGATGGTAACGTAACAATAAACATAACCGGACCTATTTATGGTTGGGAAATAGAAAAATGGTACACATGATAGATAGAACTAAACTAGAACAAGAACTTATTATGGATGAAGGATACAAATACGAAACGTATCACGATCATCTTGGATTCCTTACGTTAGGCGTTGGGCATTTAGTCTTAGGCACAGACCCTGAACTTAAACTTCCTGTAGGTACTCTTGTCCCAGAAGAACGTATTAGAGAATGCTTAAACAACGACATAGACATTGTTTGTGAAGAGCTGGACAGAAACTTACCTTGGTGGAGAGAGTTAAAAGACAATCGTCAACGGGTAATGGTTAACATGTGCTTTAATTTAGGCTACCCAAGATTTAGTAAGTTTAAAAACTTCCTTGCAGCAGTCCAAGATAAAGATTGGGAAAAAGCAGGGATAGAAATGATGGACAGCAAATGGGCAAATCAAGTGGGAGACAGAGCTAAAAGATTAAAAGGGAGAATGGTTCATGGCAGCTAGAGTTGTAAAGACTAAAAGAAAACCCATGAAAAGTGGTAGAGTATCTAATTATAAAAAATCATTAAGGAGACCATAATGGCTAAGAGAGGATTATACGCAAACATACATGCAAAGAAAAAAAGAATAGCAGCAGGATCAAAAGAAAAAATGAGGAAGCCAGGTACTAAAGGGGCTCCTACAAAAGCTAATTTTAAAGCTGCTAAGAAGACTGCAAAGAAGAAAAAGTAATGCCTGCAAGAAGAAGAGAAAAACCTATACGAAAAACCACTAAAGGTAAGGGGGCTAATTACCGCCCCACTAAAAAAGGTGCAGGAATGACAGCTAAAGGTGTTGCTGCTCATCGTAAAGCAAACCCTGGATCTAAATTAAAAACAGCAGTTACAGGTAAAGTAAAGAAAGGTAGTAAACCAGCAAAAAGAAGAAAGTCTTATTGTGCAAGATCAGCAGGACAAATGAAAAAGTTCCCTAAAGCCGCTAAAGACCCTAACTCAAGATTGCGACAAGCAAGAAAAAGATGGAAGTGTTGATATGAAATTTGATTTAATTAAAAGTGTAATTGGTGCTGTTGCTCCTACTCTTGGTACTGCTTTAGGCGGACCAATGGGTGGTATGGCCGCTAAAATGATTTCAGAAGTATTGGGTGTTCCTAACACTCCTAAAGCCATAGACAAAGCTTTAGCAGAAGCCACTCCTGAACAAATGCTTGAGCTTAAGAAAACAGAACAAGCTTTTGAGCTACAGATGAAAGAACTTGAAGTGGATGTGTTTAAACTAGAGACTGCGGACATACAAGACGCTAGAGGAAGGTTTAGTAAAGATTGGACAGCTAGGATAATAGGCGTATTTGTTGTAGGAGGCTTTATGGGTTACATATTCCTTGTTACTCTTCAACCGCCTGAACAAAACAGCGAAGCATTGATAAATCTTGTATTAGGCTACCTTGGTGGCTTGGCTTCGGCTATAATCAGTTTTTATTTTGGTGCTTCACAGAAACAAGACAAGGACTAAAAAAGACGATAAGATAGAGGACATTATGGCATTTAATATATACGACATTTTTGATAAAGACTACAACGCTGAGGACTCCTACGACAGCACTTTTACTTATGACAAAGATGATTATAGCGGTTTTGATTATAGCTCTATGTTTGATGACGACTTTAATCTTAAAGATTCTACTCAAAATTTTCTTAGCGACGACTACATAAACGATTTATTTAAAGACTATAACTCTGACAACTTATTTGATGATGAAAATAAATATAATTATTCAGGTGATTACGAAGTTGGAGACACAGAAAGTCAAATAAATGCTTGGGTAAAAGAAAATATTGGATACGCCGATACACCAGATAGTTCTGAAAATTATTTAGACAAGATTTTAAAGTTTGTTACGGGAGCAACGGGTGAAAAAAGAGAAGGCAATAAACTAGGCCCTGTTGGTCAGGGTATAGGTGATTTTCTTACTTCTCCTTTAGCTCTATTACTAATGGCTAATGAGAAAAGAAAAAATGCTAGAGAACAAAACTATGTCCCTGTAGGAACAGAAGCCTTTGGCGATAGCGGAGGACAATCTAGTTATGGAATACCTAATTTACAACCAGCATTACTTCCAGGGATGGCGTATGCCAATCAACCAACCACTTTTAATGCAGACCCTCCAGGTATGCAAGCAGGCGGACTAATGGCTATACCTCAAGGAAACAAAGGATTGCCTAACTTACCTCAAAGTGTAAGAAACAACATGGGTTACATGGAAGCAGGTGGGTTAGCAGGTGGGTCAGCTCATCATCACCCACAGCTTCATTCACATGGTCAAGCTTCTCAAGGACCAACAATTAATGGCATAAAGGCCGAACTATTTAATAATGGTATGCAAGCAGGTGGTGTAGCCAGTTTAGAAAATATGATGGACGGACCGGGTGATATAACACAAGCTATGTTAGAACCAGGAGAATTTGTAATGACAAGAAAAGCTACAGAAAACTTAACGCCTGAATTTTTATACGATTTAATGCACCAAGCGGAAAACGCAGGGAGAAGATAATGTCGTACAGTCCTGAAGATATACTAAAGTTATTCAATAAGAATCCTAATACCAATCCTAATAGCACGACTACGACTTACGAACAGCCTGACGCATTAGCACGACGTAGAGGATTTTTAGATTCAGCTTTTTCATTCGCTAATGCACCTACTCCTGTCCCTGTTAAACAAGTAGCAGGATTAGACCCTTATGAAATGCAAGCTCGTACTTTATCAGGGGGACTAGGAGGATTTAGCCCTTATATATCACAAGGCTCACAAATGATGCAAGGCGGCTACGGCACTCAGCAACAAGGCAGAGGCATGTACGGCAGAGGTGCTGATGCGTCTAATTTAGGTATTAATATGTTCGGTAGAGCGGCTAACTATGGAGATCAAGCGAGGAGTATGTACGCCCCTGGAGCAGCACAACAATTTTACAATCCTTACGAAGATAACGTAGTACAACAAACACTAGCGGATTTAAAAGAAGCAGGCATTGGTCAAGGCGTTAAGGACAGAGC